ATGGCACGAATTCGCAGGAGCGTAGAGCCCAGCATTGAACAGAAGCGCGAAGCTGAAGCTGCTGTGTCTGTTGTCGCTCGTCAAGTAAAATTCAACGTCGCCGAATACCCTGTTTCGATGTATGTTGGTCGTTTTGCTAATGATACTACAGACCGTTATTTTGTTCCGACTTACCAGCGTAATCTGGCTTGGAGTGATGAACAAAAATCGCAGTTTATAGAGTCGTTAGTGGTTGGTCTGCCGATCCCGTTTATGTTTTTTTATCAAACGGAAGACGGAAGGATGGAAATCGTAGATGGCTCTCAGCGGATGCGAGCCATGAGATCTTTTTTGAGAGAAGGTCTGCGTCTGCGTGATCTAGTTTTAGTTCCGGAGCTGAATGGCTTCTCATTTGCGGATTTGCCAAGCGATCGTAGAAATAAACTAGAAGACATTACCATCCGTACAATCATCCTAGATACTGACACGGACCCTTCGACAAGGGCAGAAATGTTTGCCCGTATTAACCGGATGGGTACTACTGCTAACGAGGCAGAGATCCGGCGCGGCTCGCTCCCAGGGCCTGTAACTCAACTGATTTCTGACTTGGCCGAAGACAGTCGCTTCATAGAAATGACGCCTTTGACTTCTAAGGCCGTTAGCCAACGGGAACGAGAGGAATTAGTAACTCGTTTCTTTGCATATCTGCATAAAAATGATACTCCGGAAGGACGTTTTCCGGGGTATAGAGATCGACCTAAGAAGTTTTTGTATGACTATCTGAAAGAGGCGAACGCTACGGCTGAGGAGCATCCGCATGTTTTAGAAGATATGCGTGAAGAGTTTTTCCGTATGCTAGATTTTGTTCAGAATACATTCGTTCAGGGTTTTCGGAAATCGGTTACGGCGAATACCGTGCCGCGCGTGCGTTTTGAGGCCATTTCAATTGGGTCGGCTCTAGCACTCCGGAGCCATCCAAGGTTGAATTTGGATGCAGGCCTAGTCGCCGATCGGATGAAGCATGCTGACTTTGATGGTGTTGTTGTCTCAGATGGTGCCAACGTTCGATCCAAGTTAGAAGGCCGGATCGATCTTGTGATTCGTATGCTGGAGGCTGCATGACGACTCTGCAAGCAGCCTTGATAGAGCGAAAAGAAGAATTTGATATGCACTTGGGCTTGGCTCAAGCACTAGATCGACGCCTATTCGAAGGCGGAGGGGCATCTATTGGTGAAACAGCATTGACCGCTCGTCACTTGCTCACCATTAAATCTGGTCTAGTTGTTCATCTCTACAATATAGTAGAGGCAGTCATGACTCGAACAATACAGGATGTGGGAGCTGCGGTTCAGAGTACCCCACCTTCTGAGTGGTCTAATGATACGTTAAAAGAATGGCTTCGTTTCCATGCTTCAACAGGTATTGATGGTAGCGAAGATACTCGATTGGATGTGGTTCACAAGGCGGCACTTAAACTGCTGACCAAGGAGCCGATAGAGGATCTTAGTTTTAAAAAGCCTTCAGGTACATGGTCTGATAAGATTATTTTTACGTTTTCGCGACGATTGAATGTTGAGTTTAGGCTGACTCCAACGGTTGCTAGAAAAATGGCTAAATCCGCCAAGTACGGAGACAAGACTCCTCTTGAGTTTTTGGCGGATCGGCGTAATGCGATTGCTCATGGACGACGCTCGTTTGAAGAGGGTGCCAATGATTTGTCCTTGCAAGACATACAAGAGCTGTCAGAAGCAGCTCTTGATTATATGGAGCTTGCTATTGCTGCATTTCAAAGGTTTGTCGATGATAGGCGGTTTGTGGCGGCAGCGGTTTGATGCGAAATAAAGATATAGTTGCAGTTGACCTTTTTTGCGGGGTTGGAGGATTAACCTACGGCCTGCAAAGCGCGGGTGTGTCTGTCAAGCTCGGTGTAGATATCGATCCTAACTGCGCGCATCCGATCGAGAAAAATACCAATGCGAAGTTCTTGCAAGCTGACGTAGCATCTCTTGATCCCCAAGTGCTGAAAAATGTCTTGGGTAGCGGGGGCGTTACGCTTATTGCAGGTTGTGCTCCTTGTCAGCCATTTTCCACATATTCGCGCGCTGCCAAGCAGCGGCACGGTAATGAGGCCGGCACCAATAAGAGTGAAGATTGGCGACTTGTGGAGCATTTTGGCAATCTTATTCGTGCCGCCCAGCCTGACTTGGTAACGATGGAAAATGTTCCGCCGTTAGCTCAGCAAGAAGTCTTTAAGAACTTTCTGAAATCTCTTGAAGGCTACTGGGTTGACTGGAAAGTAATTGAGTGTCAAATGATTGGGTTGCCACAGACCCGTAAGCGCTTGGTGCTAGTTGCGTCGAAGCTCGGGCCAATCCGGATTCCTGATTATGCCTTACCTGTGAGAACTGTGCGTTCCACCATTGGGGACCTCCCAGCTATCAGTGCTGGGGGGGTAGATTCCGAGGATCGGCTTCATAGGGCTAGTCGATTAAGCGATAAAAATCTGGAGAGGATTAAGTCTTCGGTCCCAGGAGGGACTTGGAGAGATTGGCCAGATCATCTTAGGTCTTCGTGCCATGTAAAAGAAAGCGGGGCGACATTCCCTTCTGTTTATGGGCGGATGGAGTGGGATGCAGCTGCGCCAACCATCACTACTCAGTGCTTTGGTTATGGTAATGGCCGTTTTGGTCATCCGGTACAGGACCGTGCTATCAGTCTGCGTGAAGCGGCTATGCTTCAGGGTTTCCCGCGTGACTACTCATTTATCCCTGAAGGGGAGCCTGTAAGCTTTGCAAAGGTAGGGAGGCTGATCGGTAATGCTGTCCCCGTAACATTGGGGGCTGTAATTGGCGATTTATTGATAACTCACGTCTCTCAACAATTAGGCTAGGTTTTGTGGCGAAAATCAATAATTTGAACTTCGCCACAAATTGTATTATGAAATTTTCTATCGAGTGGGTTTCACAACTTCACCAATGCGCCTGTAAACTGTTTCCGTTATTCTTTTATCCGAATGCCCTAACAGTCTGCTTGCGTGTACCAAATCATTGATTTCGCTTGCTGCCTTTGGGCGAATGTCCCTGAATTGAAACTGACGAATTTGCTCGGCCAGTATCTTATCCTCATCTATAAGGGCATATCCAATCGCGGTCTTCCTAGCATCGTCGAAGCGAAGTCGAAGCATGGAGGCGGTGACAGCTCTACCGTCTTGTGTTGTGATCAGGTAGGGGTTTCGAACTCCGCGCTCTTTCCGCTGAGTCAACAGACGCTCTACGAGTTGGCCGAGTTGGTTTACCTGGTCCTCGGCGCGGAGCTCAATTCGCAGCTTCTTGGACGTCTTGCTCTGTGCGACCTGAAGGTATACGTCATTGCAATCTGTGGCCCTCATAGAGAGAACGTCGGCCGGCCGCTGGCCGGTCAAGTATGCCAGATCCATAGCGTCGCGTAGCTCGCTTGCAGCACGATAGTAAACGGCGTTCCAGATCTCCGGTCCGGCATAGAAGTCACGGGGGCGCTCTTTGTTCTTGCGAACGCCAGCAGCAGGGTTTTCCCTTTCGGTAACGCCCCATTCCCGCGCCATATTATAAATGTGCGATAGAAGGGAGATCTCTCGGTTAGCGCGGACTTTGCCTGATCGCTTGTCTCGGTACTGAGCGATTATTTGAGGAGTGATTGCGTCGATCGGTGCATCACTGAACGCTGCGCGAAGTTGCCTCAAAGAGAGTAAGTTATCTTTTTGTGTACGTGGCATTTTGCCAGGGATGACATCACGCTCATACCGATTGAAGACGTCGCCGAGCAGGCGAGTGATTTTCGGCACTGCCTTGCGGTCGAGCTTGGCCCATTCAATTTTCGCCACATCCAAGTCCGTACCGAGCGGGACCTCAATGCGCTTACCACTCTCATCACGACCGTCGTAGTAATAGCCAACCCATTGTTTCCCGCTTTTCAAGGTGCGGACCCGCCGTAACATCCGCGGAGGCAGGTCTCGGTTGCTCGCTTTCTTAAAGCGCATTTATCAACTCACTCGTGTCAGGTCGAACGTCCAGGTATCGGTCACTGCGTTCGCTTCAGATGCGTTCAATCCGGCCAGCTTGAGGCGGGCATATAGACGGCCCACTACCGGGCGTCGGGCACCACTTAATACATGCTTCCAACCGTTCGAAGCGAGCCACTGAATTTGTCTGGAAGGAGTCAGATAGCCGGTAATGGTGGCTATCTCATCTTCCGTTAGCAGCTCCCCGGGAAATGAAACGAGGGCGGCTGAGATGTCGCTCGAGGTCATTGCTGGGTTCGTTTCCTTCATGACATCACCTCACTACTGCCCTGAAGCCAACCGGTAGAATGCTGTCGCTGCCACTCGCGGAACCTGTCCATTTCCAAGGGCTTTAAGTCGGTCCACCCTAAAGGCCACCCCATCAGCCACTCGACCCATGTCGGGTTCAATTGGCCACCGTGAAGGGCCATCACCGCGTGGTCTAACCGATCCTTCGAGCGGCTGGCGCCCGACCTGCGTTGGAGTGCGTTGGGTGATGAGCCTTTGGACATGCTCGCGACTGGGGTTGGCCAGGATTGGAGAGCGGGTGTCGTTTCTCCATCCAAGTAGCCAGATGCGCTCGCGTCTATGGGGCGCTCCGAGATCTGCCGCTGATATAAGACACCATTCCGAGTCGTACCCCATTTGGGTAAGGTCACCAACGACCATGGCAAGTCCTCGGTCCACAAGCATTGGTGAGTTCTCCAGGAACACCTCTTCGGGCAGTACTTCGCTGATGATTCGCGCCATGTCCTTCCAAAGCCCAGAGCGAGCCCCTTCGATTCCGGTGCCAGGGCCGGCACTGGAAATGTCTTGGCACGGAAAGCCGCCAGAAATGACATTAACAAGGCCTCGCCAGCGTCGGCCGTCAAAGCTGCGCACGTCAGACCAAATTGGGAAAGGCGGAAGAGCTCCATCGTTCTGTCGTTGCGCCAGAACTTGTGCGGCGTAACCGTCCAGCTGTGGGATTAGCATCCCTCCTAACCGGAGCTTTCCATGAAACCACAATTTCGTATCGTCGCTGACGGTACCGATATCACGCACCTTATCAATGACCGTCTGCTGATGCTGCGCACGCTCGACAAGCCCGGCATGGAGTCGGACGAGTTCGAGCTGCGCATCGATGACCGCGACCAGGCCGTGTCGCTGCCGTCGCGGGGCGCCAAGATCGAGGTGTTTTTAGGCTATGACGGCGCGCAGCTGACCCGTATCAACAGCTATACGGTCGATGAGGTTGAGCTTAGCGGGCCGCCGGATACGCTGGTCATCCGAGGCAAGGCCAGCGACATGCGCGGCAGTGGCAAGACCACCCGCAACGGTAGTTTCGAGGGCAAGACCTTGGCCGAGATTGTCGCCACGGTGGCCCGCCGCAATGGCTGGGTACCGGCCTGCGATGTGCAGACCGTTGTGCCACGAGCGGACCAGCTGGGCGAGTCGGACTACAACTTTATTACCCGTATTGCCCGGTTGCATGACTGTACCGCCAAGGTGGCCAACGGCAAGCTGCTGGTCCTCCAGCGGCAGGCGGGTGTCACGGCCAGCGGCAAAACGCTGCCGGCGATCACCATTCGCCGCTCGGACGTTAGTCGTTACTCGTTCCGCCTCGGGGACCGCTCGACCCACAAGAGCGTCAAGGCTACCCACCACAACGCAAAGACCGGCACCCTGGACGTTATCGAACTGAAAAACGACGACGCCCCGGACGGCCTGCCCCCGGTCCATACCGACCGCCATATCCACCCCAACAAGACCGCTGCCGAGCAGGCTGCCAAGGCGCGCCTGGCGGCGTTCAATCGCTCGACCGCCGGGGTGCGCCTGGAGATGCCGGGCCGTGTCGACCTGTTCGCAGAACGCCAGATCAACGCCCGGGGCTTCAAGGATGGCTTTGATGGCGAGTACCTGGTGGATTCCCTGGAGCAGGTGCTCACCCAGTCCGGCTGGTCAACCACCGTTGAATGCAACGGCGGCAAGAAGGGCAAGGCCAAGGCCGCTGGCAAGAACAAGAAAACCTCAACACCTCTCGAAGTCGTGCAGCTTTAACCGCACAGACAAACAGACCATCACTGGAGACTTAAATGGCTATCTCTGTACAACAGCTGCAACAGATCCTCCCCAACGCCGGCCGAAAAGCCGGCGTTTTTGTTCCCGGCCTCAACGCAACAATGGGCAAGTACTCGATCATCACCCCTCGGCGTATGGCTGCGTTCCTTGCGCAAGTCGGCCATGAGTCTGGCCAGCTTTTATATGTGCGGGAGCTCGGTAACGATGCCTACTTGGCCAAGTACGATACCGGGCGTCTGGCGCAGCGTCTCGGCAATACCCCGGAGGCTGACGGTGATGGTCAGCGGTACCGTGGCCGTGGGCTTATCCAGATCACCGGCCGCGACAACTACGAAGCCTGCAGCGAAGCGCTGTTCGGTGACAGTCGCTTGCTCAACACCCCCGACCTGCTCGAGCAGCCGGTCTACGCATCGCTGTCGGCCGGCTGGTACTGGCAGCGGGCGGGGCTCAATAGCCTCGCTGACAAGGTGCTGCAGGCCGATGACTCGGTGTTCGAGCTGATCACCCGCCGTATCAATGGTGGCCTGAATGGGTTGAAGGATCGCCAGGCGCTCTACAAGCGTGCGCTGGAGGTGCTGCAGTAATGCCGCTGAATTGGCGTATCGCACTTCTGGCAGTTGCGGTCGGGCTCTATGCCGGCGGGCGAGGGGCCTGGGTGTGGCAGGCCAGCGAGTACGGAAAGCAGCTGGCTGATCAGGCTGCAGGCTATGTCCAGCAGCTGGCTGATAAGGATCGGGCTTGCGGTCGTGAGCGTGAGGAAGCTGCAGCTGCAGCCCTGGAGCAGTTGGCTGAACAGAAAAGTCAGCGCAAAGACCTGGAGGATCGCCTGCAGGAGCAGGGCAAAACACATTGGAAGGAGATGAATGATGCACAACAGATTCAGGCTCGCCTGCGTGACAGGCTGGCTACTGCTGACTTGCGGCTGTCAGTCCTTGTCGACGCCGGAGCCTTTGCCGCTCCGGGTGGTGACGGTAGGGTGCGAGAAGCCGCCGGCACCGGAGGCGTGGTTCATGGAGCCGTTCGCGCCCGAGTTGACCCAGCGCATGCTCAACGAATTATCGGCATCACCGAGCGAGGCGACCGAGGACTGATCGCACTGAAGGCCTGCCAGGCCTACGTCCGCGAAGTTACCAAATGA